GACATAGCGAATGGAAATTGGCATACATTATTTATCATGTGGAATGACTCTACTAATCTGAAGCAAACATTTATAGACCTATATACGTATTATATTTCTACAACAACTTACGATTTTACTATGCCTCCAACCACCGGAGATCCTCTAGAGATTAGCAGAACGGCGTCAACTTACGATGCTGCTGGAGCATTTGATTATATTGCTTTGCACGGATGTGAACTTAATTCTGCTGAAGTGGCAGGTTATTGTAGTAATCCCTACGGCACTCCCGACAACCCGAGGCTGATATAGATGAACCTGAGCGGGACTAGACTGCCGTTTTGGTGGAGTGGAGCTACTCCACCTACTGCTTACACAATCACGGCATCTAGTGGTACGTTTGTCCTCTCAGGTCAAGCTGCTGCATTTAAGCGTGCACTTAAATTCCCTGCTGCTACAGGTACCTTTACTTTATCTGGTCAGTCTACCAACCTCCTTTGGAAGCACAAAGTATCTGCCTCTACTGGTGCTTTTACACTCTCTGGTCAGTCTACTAATCTACTCTGGAAACATAAACTAACTGCTGCAGTAGGTGCCTTTGACTTATCAGGAGTTAGCACAAATCTTCTTTGGAAACATAAGTTAGTATCTAGTGTAGGAACCTTTACCTTAACAGGAATAGCTGCTGCCCTCAAGAAAGGTTACAAGACTGCTGCAGGAACTGGTGCCTTCGTACTTTCTGGCCAATCGACTAACTTACTTTGGAAGCACAAACTAGGTGCCTCTGTTGGAGCCTTCACTCTCTCTGGTCAGTCTGTTACTTTCAAACGAGGACTTAGATTTTCTGCTTCAACTGGAGCGTTTGTTCTTTCAGGTGAACCTGTCACTTTCATCTACTCACCTGTTGGCTCCTACATTCTTATGGCTGGTAAGGGTACGTTTACCTTATTAGGTACATCCGCTGGATTACGAGCACAGAGGAAACTATCTCTTTCAGCTGGTACCTTTACCTTAACAGGTAAGCCAGCCACACTCTTCCGTGGATACAAGATATCTGCTGCTAAGGGAGCATTTAATCTCACTGGTTGGCCAGTAACATTAACTCACACTGTAGTCGGTGGTTACACCCTTTCAGTTGGCAAAGGTACTTTTACTCTAACTGGCAACGCTGCAACTTTTCATATACCAGGTAAGATCATTGCTGGCACTGGAATATTTAACCTTCAAGGAAGTCCAGTAGGCCTTGAATACTCAGGACGACCTATCTGTGTTAAATATCTCGATTCACTTATCACTGATCCTTTATTCATAGACTCGTTAATTACAGAGGAGATCACCTTAGATGGAGACCTTTGTAGGTGATACTGTCCGTATAGTACTTGACACTAAGATAAACATCTTAGGTTACGGCACTATGCAAATTCGCTATCGTAAGCCTAATGGCAACACAGGTGGATGGAGTTCATCTGTATATCCTGGAACTACTGGGTCTATGTACTACACAACATCACTAACTGACCTAGACATACCTGGAACTTGGGCTGTCCAGGCGTATGTAGAAGGTGGTGGGACTCGACTACATGGACTTTGGGATGAGTTTACTGTGTTTAAGACTTTACTAGGCGCTTATGTGTTAATAGCTGAACCAGGAAATTTTGCATAGTCTGGCCAAAATTTAATCGGACTAATTAACTATGGCACCTCCAGCGACTATAATTAAGGTACTTAGATATAAATTAAAAAGAGGAAGATTCTTTAGGGTTAGTGTTACTGGAGACAACTTACCTCCTACACTACCTCCAGTTCCACCTCCACTAACACCTATTACAATCTCTAGAGTAGGTTCTGGAGAATCTATGAATGTTACTAACTATAATATAATAAGTGAACATATAATGTATATCTGGGGAACAGTTCCTGCAACACTTCCTCATGGTCATTATAGTCTAAATATTAACTTTGGTGGACTTACTAAAACCATACTTTATGCCTTTAGTTTAGCAAATTAGGAGTTCTAAATGCCCTACATTGTAAGGGGTGAGCCATCATCTTGGAAAGAGGATATTTATAGTAAGGATAACTACGACTATACATATCCTGAAGGTCTTGACCTGAAGCCAGGAACTGACTTTCACATCATGCTCCGTAATCGTATCTGGCAGCGGGCCAACGAAGCTCGTCATGAGATATCTAAACGCTTCGACTCTTGGAAGGAGATAGATCGTACACTAACCGCTTACATACCGCTTAAGGATAAAGAAGAGGCGTTACAGAAAAAGGATAGCTCTAGACCAGTCTCTATCGTATTCCCTTATTCCTACTCCATGCTTGAGGCTCTTCTCACTTACTTGTCCGCAGCATTCTTCCAAGATCCTATGTTTCAATATGAGGGAGTTGAAGACGATGATACAGTTGGCGCTATGCTCATGGAGTTGGTCATTAGACTCCACTGTATCAAGAACAAAGTTCCACTCAACATTCACACTGTACTCAGAGATTGTCTGGGTTATGGAGTAGGAATTGCTATCCCTTGGTGGTCTCAACTCTATGGCAAGAAACCTATTAAGAGTCAATCTATCACTGAGTCACCTCTTGGAACTCAAACATCTAACGAAGTTCAGATGGTCGATGCTTTGTTATTCGAAGGTAATGCACTAAGCAACATCGACCCTTATATGTGGCTTCCTGATCCATCTGTAGCCTCCAGTGACATTCAGAAAGGTGAGTTCATTGGCTGGATAGATCGTACTAATTACATGAATCTACTGAGTCAAGAAACTCAGGGTAACTCAGACCTCTTCAATGTCAAATACCTTCGTGCGAAGAAAGACCTTCGTTCTCAATTCGCTCTCGACCAAAGTGATCGACTTGTTCGCTATGGTGGATCATCTGACCTTCAAAGGTCAATGACTAACACTGTAACTCCCGTTGACGTAATCAAGATGTACGTAACCCTTATTCCAAAGGAGTGGAGACTCTCTGAAAGTGAATACCCTGAGAAGTGGTACTTTGAACTTGCCTCAGATGATATCATCATCTGTGCAATGAAAGCTGACCACAATCACGGGATGTATCCAGTCTCTGTAGCCTCCCCAGAATACGATGGATACTCGATTACACCGATTGGTAGGATGGAAGTTCTGTATGGACTTCAACACACACTTGATTTTCTTTTCAACTCACATATTAGTAATGTTAGGAAAGCAGTTAACGATATGCTGGTTGTTGATCCCTACCTCGTTAATATCGAAGACCTCAGAGATCCCCAGCCAGGAAAACTTATCCGCTTACGTAGACCAGCTTGGGGTAGAGGTGTTGATAAGGTTGTCCAACAACTAGGGATCAGTGACATAACTCGTGCGAATATACAAGATTCAGCATACATAACTCAGTGGATGGATAGAATATCAGGTGCAGATCAGTCAATGCAGGGAGCACTTCGTATGTCTGGACCTGAGCGTCTAACCTCGAGTGAATTCCAAGGGACTCGAGGAAGTGCAATTAGTCGCTTGCAGCGCATTGCTATGATCATAGGTATGCAATTCATGCAGGATATTGGCACTATGTTTGCTGTCCATACTCAGCAATATATGAGCCAAGAGACCTACGTTAATGTTGTAGGGAGACACGCTGAGCAACTTAAAAAGACCTTTGCTCGAGACAAGATGCCTGTCTCACCCTACGACTTAGCGGTTAACTACGACTTAATCGTAAGGGATGGTTCCATCCCAGGTGGTAACTTCTCTCAATCCTGGATGGAGTTATTCAAAGTCATAGGTACCACTCCTGAACTAATGCAGCAATTCGATGTAACTCGTATCTTCATGTACATAGCCCAGCAACTCGGCGCTAAGAATGTCGAAGATTTTCGTCGTAACCTTAATCAAATTCAAGGTCAAACAATGCCTGATCAGCAAGTTGCACAGCAAGTACAAGCTGGCAACCTTGTTCCTATTGGAGCTTAGTAATGGAAGAAGTAAGAGTTAATGCTACAAAAGATCAAATAAACGAACTGAAGGAATCAGTCCTTT